TGGCGGCAGGAGGCGCAAAAGTGGGATGACTTTAAGCACTTAAAGTTCAGTATTTTACATGGCAGCGGTAAGGTGGCAGCACTAACCACACCGAATATAGACATCCACCTTATAAACCCAGAGGGGTTGACTTGGTTACTGGCACAAAAGAACCTACCTGAGTGGGAGGTATTGTGCATTGATGAATCAACCAAGTTTAAAAACTCAGGCAGTAAGCGGTTTAAGATGCTAAGAAAAAAGCTACCTGACTTTTACTACCGTTGGATACTAACAGGTACTCCAACCCCCAATGGGCTGCTAGACCTATTTGCTCAAATATACATACTAGACCTAGGAGTTAAGCTAGGAAAGTATATAACCCACTACAAGAATAAGTATTTCCAAAGCACTGGGTTCGGTGGCTATACATTCACACCAATAAGGGGTGCAATGGAGGATATTAGTGAGTCGGTAGCTCACATGGTATTAAAGCTGGATGCAGAAGACCACCTTGAAATGCCAGAGTTTAATAAAATAATAAGACCAGTTGAGTTAGATAGTGATGTTATGGAAAAGTACAAGGAGGTAGAGAAGGAATTCATACTGGAGCTACAGTCTGGGACTATAGTAGCTGAGAATGCAGCGGCAGCAGGAGGTAAGTGTAGGCAGATAGCCAATGGTGCAGTGTACGATGCTGAAAAGAATGTACACTTTGTACACGATAAAAAGGTACAAGCCCTAGAGGAAATAGTAGAGGAGACCAGTGGCAACCCACTATTCATACTGTACGAGTTTAGGCACGACTTAGATGCTATCATGGCCTTGCTGGGTAAGGAAGCTGTTTGTATAACAGGAGTTACAGACACTAAGCTAACCAACATACAAGACAAGTTTAACCGAGGGGAAATACCCTACCTAGTAGCACATGGAGGAGCTGTACATGGACTAAACATACAAGGACACTGTCATCACATGGTGTGGTACGGAATAACTTGGAATTTAGAGCATTTCATACAGAGCGTTTGGCGGTTGTATCGGCAGGGCCAACAGGCTAAAATGGTTTTATGTTATATGCTTGTCTCCACTGGCACACTAGATGAAAGAGTGGTTCAAGTACTAGAGCATAAACAACAAAATCAAGACAACCTTGAAAAACTATTGATGGAGTACCACCCGAATGATTGATGATGACGATGTAGAGCCTGATGTTGGGCTGTGTTTTAAAAGCACACCACCGACTATGACCCCACTAAGTGAAAGAGCAAAGGCTGTAATGGACCTCCCTGAGGGGGTTGACGCTGGCATATTCTTAGATACTGATGCACAAACTTCACTAGAAATTTTTGGTGATGAGTATGTGATGGTAACTATGCCAGAAGACTATACACCAGACATAATGATGAGTATGTTTATACAAGAGCTACACTAGTGCTAGAACATCTAGTAGTTGCGCTAGTATTATCAAGCTGCTATAATTATTACCCAACCAACCATCCTTAGAGGATAAATAAATGAGTATTGTAATGCCACCAAGCACAGGGACTATCTTAAATGAAAGACCTGCAAAAGTCTTAAAAGAAAAGAAAGCACCTGTAATTAGACGTTCAAAATTTGAAGATTTGTACCCAGAAGCATCTAATGTAACACTGCTAGTTGAGAAAAACCCTAAGAAAGTAGGTTCTAAATCTCACACCCGTTTTGAAGGATATACTGGTGCAAAGACAGTAGGTGAGGCACTAGCTGCTGGAGTTACATACCAAGACGTAGCATACGACATTGGTAGACAGTTTATCAGCATCTCCAAGTAACCCACCGCTGATAATATCTTAAGCCCCTGCTAGTCAGGGGCTTATTTTTGCAAGAGAGTAAAGTCAATGAGAATATTTATACCGAGTAGTGGCAGGGCGCAAAACCAGACCACACTAGAGCACTTACCAGAAGAAATACAACAAGCATTAGTTATTGTTGTTCCACAAGAAGAGTTAGAGGAGTATAGAAAGTACAACTCGTTTGTTAAGATAAAAGCCCCTAAGATAGGAATGGGGATAGGCCCAACCCGACAGTGGTGTTGTAACCAAGCAGAATCGAAGGTGTTAATGCTAGATGACGACCTTGTTTTTGCCACCCGTAGGGAGGATGACCCCACCAAGTTCCGCGATGCAGACTACGCTGAGATACTAGACTTGTTTACTAAGATAGAGGCAAACCTAGATAACTTTGCATCTGTTGGGGTATCCACACGTGAGGGGGGTAACAGGTACACCCATGATAAGGACTACGATACTAGGCTTTTGCGTATATTAGCGTACCGCACTGACGTACTGCGAGAACACAACATACGCTTTGATGATATACCTGTTATGGAGGACTTTTATGTTTCCCTAAGTTTGTTGACTAGAGGGTACAGAAATGTTAAACTTAACCACATGGTACAGAATCAAAACGGCAGTGGGTTGACTGGGGGTTGTAGTCAGTACCGTACTATGGATGTACAAGCACTAGCGGCACACCAGCTCCATGATAAGTTCCCAGAGTTCGTTACTGTAGTACAAAAAGAAACGAAGACTGCATGGGGTGGTGGTATACGCACTGATGTAAGAATGGGATGGAAGAAGGCACTTAAAAGCGCAGGAGGTATTAAGAATGTCCCCAATAGATAAACTTGTATACTGGATTAATGAGCGTGACGCCATACTGCAAAAGAAAATTGAAGGGGAGGAAGCCCCTTGGAGTAGCGACATAACATTCCAAACAGTATACTTCTGTAATGTGCGGCGAGAAGACGATAAAGTAACCATGTGGATTCGTGAGCACTATGACTGGAAAAGCCAACCTATGGCTGAGTTCAATATGATAGTGGCTAGGTTGGTTAATAAGCCATCATCACTTGAGTCTATGGGCTGGCCCTTCACAAATTGGGGGGAGATAGATAAGCTAGTATTCTTAAATGTTATGTCACAACCGAAGGCTTGGGGAGGTGCATACATTGTAAGCACTAACGGGCGCAGCGTACCAAAGCATGACTATATTCGAGACGTACTCACAGCCGCACTACCCCACTTAGAACAAGTAAGGCAAGCTACCACATTGGCAGCGGCGCACACTGCTCTAGTGGCTGTACAGGGGCTTGGAAGTTTCATGGCTGCACAGATTGTAGCCGACCTAAAAAACACCAATGGACACCAACTATACACAGCAGCAGATTGGTGGACTTGGTGCGCTCATGGGCCTGGAAGTCTAAGGGGCTTGGCGTGGGTAAACGAAACAGACAAGTGTAGTAGAAATGATTTTACCCACTGCATCTCTTTGCTAAGAGAGTATATAGATGAGAACATTAATCAAGATATGCCTAAGTTTTGTAACCAAGACCTACAGAATTGTTTGTGTGAGTTTGACAAGTACATGAGGGTAAGCACTGGGGTTGGTAGGTCTAAACGTAAGTACACTGGGAAGTAGCATCCCCACACTCAACCAATTATAATACAACTTAACAACGGGAGATAAGTATGGAATTAAAAGTTAACGATGTACCAACCATGTACACAGAAATGATGCGCTTAATGAATATGCGTGGTAGGTTAGACTCTAGTAGAAATGGTGATGTACTAAGTCTGCAAGAACCACTAATGGTAACAGTGGAGAACCCCAACAGGAGGGTAAACGTAGACCCAATTAGAAGATGCAACCCATTCTTCCATGTAATGGAATTTGTTTGGATGATGTCTGGTAGTAACAGCCCCGAGTGGATTAGTACATTCAATAAGCGGTTTGTTGAGTACGCCGATAAGTATAGTGGGTTGATACACGGAGCTTATGGCAACAGGTGGAGGGCGCACTTTGATATAGACCAAATAGTTACCGCCACAGAAATGCTAAAAGAAGACCCCACCAGCAGACGAGTGGTGTTGGGTATGTGGGATGCAGTAACCGACCTTGGCACACACCACAATGACCTCCCCTGTAACACACATATATACTTGAGGATAGTAAATGGTGAGTTAGATATGACCGTATGTAACAGAAGCAATGACGTTATCTGGGGTATGACAGGGGCTAACGCAGTTCACATGACTATGTTACAGGAACTAATGGCACAGGAAATAGGGGTCAAACTGGGTAGGTATACAGTAATGACGAATAACGCCCATGTATACCTAGACCTTGATGGTGTGCGTGATATGCTATCCTCCACCAACATATACTACCCATCTTTTGATGGAGTAACCCCAGTAGGGTACGAACCTGTCCCCCTACTAAAGGATGGTGAAAAGCTAGGTGACTTCTTAGTAGAGTGTGAGCAGTTTGTTAGTGGCGTTACTAAGGCAGATAACTCTTGGCTGACCAAGGTAGCTGGGCCAATGTACGAGTTATGGTTTAACAGAGAATTAGGTATAGAACCTATAGTGGATGCTGGCTGGAGAGCAGCTTGCCAACAATGGTTGCGTCCTTAAATTCAAGCAATTATAATACAACTTAACAATGGGAGAGCCAAATGGCGAATAACAAATTAATAGTTCAACTTAGCGCAGGAAGGATTAAACGGTATCATACACACCCCATAGTAGGGGAGCAAACCGTGGGTGATCATACTTACGGCGTGGTACAAATTCTTAGATATATAACCCAAGACAACTGTAGCAAAAACTTAATGATTGCTGCACTAGACCACGATGTACTAGAGTTTTTTACTGGGGATGTACCGCACCCAGCAAAGAATATGTTCCCCCAGCTAAAGCAAGTATTGGATGCTATAGAAAGAAATGCAGCTGAGGTTAATGGTATGGTTGAGTACGATAAACTTAGTGCTAAAGAAAAAGTATTACTGACCTGTGCCGACCTACTAGAGATGGGGTTTTATGGGGCTTACCAAATGAAGCTAGGTAATTCGTTTGGTAGGAATGTAGTGGAGACTATAGTTCAGTCAGTAGGTAAGTTACCAGAAAATAAAGTACCAAAAGAAGCAAAAGACCTAGCACAAGAGCTAGAGGAGATGCTAAATGTCGGCAAATGATTGGCAGATGGGTGGTGCTCACTACCGTAAAAACCCTAATTTTCAGCACTGGGATTGGGCTTGGCAGCAAGAATATGACCAGTTCCAGTATTGCATTACCAAGTATGTTGACCGCCACAAAAACAAGAATGGGATAGAGGATTTGTATAAGGCCAAACACCATCTTGATAAGTATATTGAATTGCTGGAGGATGGTATGCTTGAAAAAGCTGAGTATACTGAGATGCACGAAGCTAGTGCAGGGTATGTAGACCAAGATTAGTTTTGAACGGGGTGGCTTACCACCACCCAAGTAGAGTGATGACTATCTCCCATTACTTGCCGCTGCTCAGGTTTCATCACTAGCAGCACTAACTAAGGAAACTAATATGACAATGGTAATTGAAGTAGTTGGTACAGGAGGATATGTCGCCCTTTATTTAGTGGGGGCGGTTATCTTGTGCTCCTATGTAGGTACTTAATGTCGTCTTCAAAGTCTCTATTAGCCTCTTCCTGAAACCTTCTCCAAGAGTATAGAGTTTCTTTTAAGTCAAGTATGCTTTTGTCCCTTAGTTCAAACTCCAACATTATAGACTCTTTCCTAACCCACATACTTTTCAGTTCTTTAACATCACTCTGCAAAGCATTCATACTATGGTAGAATGCAAACCCACTACTAATGCCAGCGAAAGCTAACATGGCAATAGGCCAGTAGGTCATCAGTGACGCTATCTGCTTAGTCATTTTAGCCGCCTAATATTCGCTGAACAGTTGGAGCAAATTGTACTAACAAGATAGCGCCTAGAACAATGTAACTGGTTTTTTCTAAGGTAGAGAGGCGAGCTTCATGCTTATCTAGTCTTGAGGCGTGTAAAGTTTGCCTGTCCTTGAGTGCGTTAATTTCACCATCACGCAACCCAGCAGCATAGTCATGGTCAGCCACTATATCTTTCCTTTTGCATACGCAAGGAAGGTAGAGCGGTTCTCTTTGAACTTACGCACAGCCTCGTCGTCAATGTCAGTATCAGTTCTCTGTGCCATTTTTTCTGCATAAGAAATAACTGCGTCGAATACGGCTTCAAAAAGCCAACTTATCAATAAACCTTTTATCATTGCTACACCTAAGTATTTTATTAAAATAGCCATAATTTATCACCACCGAGCTGGGCCACCACTACGGGTGTCAATATGTACGAAAGTAGTATACAACCCAAACCCAAATCGGGCAGGGTATGAACCACAAAGGTAGTCGTAGAGTGCCTTTGGGTCTTTAACTGGTAAGTCAATGGCCCTGCACTTTGTATGTTGTGAGCTATCGTTAGAGCCAATGGAGGCGTTATGTGCATAGCACCTTGCCCCACTGGATGGGGTAATTGATTCCCCAACAAAATCTCTACACTCATCGAAAAGCTCAACTGTCTCACTATCCATAGAGTTTAAACCACAGCCGCACTTACACTCAATTTCAGGTCGGCTTAGGTACATACCTAGATCGCCCACGACATAACTCCGTTAAGCCGCTGCGGAAATCATTGAACTAAGGTCTTCATCAGTCCAGTAATCTTTAGCGATCATGATATCTAAGTGGTCTTTGTTTCTTGCCAGCGTGTCAGCCCAATCTTCGTCGGACA